TGATGAAGTCCTAATGAATAGTACAGAAAAATTATTATTTGGTGATACAGGAACATACATACATCAATCAGCAGATGGTGTATTAGATTTAGTATCAGATAGTGAAATAGAAATTAATGCTACTACAATAGATATTAATGGTGCAGTAGACATATCAGGAAACACAACAGTTGGTGGAGATCTTACTGTTACAGGTGATGATATTACAATGGGTACTAATACTTCAGGATATGTATTAGTTGCAGATGGCACAAACTATAATCCAGTTGCAATATCTGGAGATGTGACTTTAGCTTCAAATGGAGCAGTAACAATTGCTGCAACCTCAGTAGAAAATTCTATGTTGGCAGGTTCAATAGCAGCTTCTAAATTAGCAGGAAGTATTGGAGATAGTTTATTATCAACAATAACAACAGCTGATAAAGTTGCAGGTGGTGCTATTCAAATTGATAGTGGTACAGATGGTACATCAATTACATTATCAGATACTGATAAATTTTTAGTAGATGACGGTGGTACAACAAAATATATTAATGCTTCTCAAATAAATGCATATACAAGTGCTGCAGTTGCATTAGATGATCTTTCTACAGGTGATGCAGCAGCTACTTTAGCAACTTCTGCAGGAGATATTACTATTGATGCACAAGGCGGTGATACAGATATTATATTTAAAGGTACAGATAGTAGTTCAGATATTACAGCTTTAACTTTAGATATGAGTGAAGCAGGTGCTGCTACATTTAATGATAAAGTTGTAGCAACAGAATTAGATATATCAGGTGATGTAGATGTAGATGGTACTTTAGAAGCAGATGCTATTACAGTAGATGGAACAGCTTTAGCTACATATATTAGAGATACTGTTGGAACTAATATGGTTTCTAGTAATACTGAAAGTGGTATTACAGTTACTTATGATACAACAAATGATAATATTGATTTTGCAATTGACGCAGCACAAACAGGAATTACTTCTATTCTTGCTACAGATGTTAAAATTGGAGAAGATGATGAAACTAAAATAGATTTTGAAACAGCAGATACAATTAATTTTTATGCTGGAAATGAAAAGCAATTAATACTTACAGATGGTGCTTTAACACCAGGTGCTGATAATATTTTAGATCTTGGTAGTAGTGGTGTTGAATTTAAAGATGGATATTTTGATGGAACTGTTACTGCAGATGCGTTTGCAGGACCGTTAACAGGTGATGTAACAGGAAATGTTTCAGGTACAGCAGCTACAGTAACTGGTGCTGCACAATCAAATATAACAAGTCTTGGCACACTAACTACTTTAACTGTTGATAATGTAATTATTAATGGTTCTACAATTGGACATACTGGTGATACAGATTTAATAACAGTTGCTAGTGGAGTTGCTACAGTAGCTGGAGAAGTTTCAATGACAACTCTTGATATAGGTGGAACTGATGTTACATCTACAGCAGCAGAATTAAATATGCTTGATGCAGTTGCAAGAGGTAAAATAATATATGGTGATTCTAGTGGAGCAACAGCTCTTTTAAGTCCAGGAAGTAATAATCAAGTATTAACTTCTGATGGAACTGATATAAGCTGGGCTACACCATCAGGAATAGGGATGGGTAAAGCAATAGCAGCTGCCCTAGTATTTGGTTAAAATTAAGGAGGAATAAATGGCAATACCTAATATAGTAAATGTAGCTACAATTCATGCAGAAACTATTGTTGGTGATCTTACAACAACATTAACTACAACTTTAGTTACTGGCGAAGCTGAACATGTCTATAAAATAAATGTATTAAGAGTTACTAATGTAACAGATAATGATGCAACTTGTACAATTGATATTGAAAAAGGTGGAACACACAAAAAAATAGCAAATGAAGTTACAGTACCTGCAAACTCATCTGTAGATATTATTGATAAATCTAATTCATTTTATTTAGAAGAGACAGATTTAATTAGAGGCGGTGCTTCAGCAGCTTCAACTTTAGAATTTGTAACATCATACGAAGCATTGGCAGATTAAGGAGACTAAGCTATGGCTACTAGTTATCCTGATCGAACTAACGCCAGAGGAATCTGGAAACTATCTGATATTACTAGAAATATAAAGACAGAAGGAACTTTTCCTGGTTCTACTAGAATCTTATGGGCTGGTGGTGGAACACCAAGTGTTGTCAATACTATAGATTTTGTAACAGTAGAATCAACAGGAGATGCCACTGATTTTGGGGATTTAGTTCAAGCATCTTGGCAAGGTGGAGGTGGGAATGCATCTTCTTTTTCAAGAGGAATATTTGGAAGTGGAAATACACCATCAGCTTTAGATTCAATTGAATATGTTCATTTTAGTACTACAGGTAATGCAGCAGATTTTGGAGATAAAACAAATAGTGTAACAGGATTTGCTGGAGCTTCTAATAATGTTAGAGCAGTATTTGCTGGTGGATATTCTAGAACTAATGTTATGGATTATATCACTATAGCTTCAACTGGTGATGCGATAGATTTTGGAGATTTAACAGTTGCTCGTGGAGGAACAGGAGCTGTTTCTAATGGCACAAGAATATTTATTGGAGCTGGAAATAATCCATCTGATAATTCTGTTAATGTAATAGATGAACACCATATTGCACAAACAGGTGATGCTGTTGATTTTGGAGATTTAGTTCAAGCAACTCAAAATCCATACTCAGGAAGTAATAGTACAAGAGCAATTTTTGCTGGTGGATATCAACAATCTGGTGGTTCTGGACCTGATTTAGCAAGTGCAGATATATTTGAAATGGGTAGTAAAGGTAATGCAACAGATTTTGGAGATTTAGCAGAAGCAAAAGCAGCTGCTTATGGATCTTCAAGTCCTATTAGAGCAGTTATTGGCGGTGGTTTAACACCAACAGTTCTTAATGTAATTGAATATTTTACTTTTGCTACAGCAGGTAATGCTGTTGATTTCGGAGATTTAACATCAACAAGACGAGATATTACACCTGCTGGTAATGGTCATGGAGGTCTTCAAACATTTGATCCAAGACCCCCAGAACTTTATTCACCAACAGGAAAAGTTGTACCACAAGGTGGTGGAGTTGGAGATTTAGGAATGTTTAATGGCGGAAATAATCGTCAAACAACTATAGATTTTTTAACAATATCTACTTTAGGTAATTCACAAGATTTTGGAGATAGTACAGCAAATCACTATTATGGTGGTTCAGGAGGAAATTCAACAAGATATATAATGGCTGGAGATACAGCCACTAATGATGTTATAGACTATGTGCAAGTTAGCACCAAAGGTAATGCTGCTGACTTTGGAAATTTAAATGCAGCTGTAGAAAAAAGTAAAGGTGCAATGGCAAATGACACAAGAACAGTTATGGGTGGTGAATATGGTAATCCAAGTTTTGCTAATAATATAGATTATGTTGTGACAGCTACAATAGGTAATTCATCAGATTTTGGTGACTTAACAGTTTCAAGATCTAGTGTTGGGCAATGTTCAAGTACAACTAGAGGAATTGTTATGGGAGGTGCTACTCCTTCTGCAAGTAATGTAATGGATTATGTGACGATTGCTTCAACAGGTGACGCTACAGATTTTGGAGATACTACAGTAGATGCTAGAGAAACAACAGCTAGTTCTTCATCAACAAGAGGTGTTAGATTTGGTGCAAGACAAGATGCTAGTCCAAATATTAATAATGTTATAGACTATATAACTATAGCTTCAACGGGTGATGCTAGTGACTTTGGAGATTTAGCAGCTACTACAAAAGGAGCTGCTTCTAGTACTAATTCAACAAGAGCAGTTGCAATAGCTGGAAATACAGGTTCAGATATAGATGTAATGCAATATGTAACTATAGCTTCAACGGGGAATGCTGCAGATTTTGGTGATTTAACTTCTGCTACAATTGCTGGTAGTGCAGGATCTAACGGACACGGTGGATTATCATAAAAATCTTGACAAAATTTAATAGTGCTGTATAATATATATTAATGCACAATATATTTTTTTTACATGGATTACCAAGAGCAGGTAATACTGTTTTTAGTTCTATCATGAATCAAAATCCTGATGTTGCAGCTACAGCAAATAGTATCTGTGCTGATATGATGGGTGAATTATTCATGCTTAAGCACACAGATATATTTAAAAATTTTCCTGATCATAAATCTTTTGATAATGTTGCAAAATCAGTATTTAAAAATTATTATAAAGATTGGAAACAAAAATATATAATAGATAGAGCACCTTGGGGATATCCTATTAATTTAAAATTTTTAAAAGAAACAAGATCTAATATAAAGATAATAGTTCTTGTCAGAGATATTATAGAAGTGCTAGGTTCATTTATTGCATGGTCAGAAAAAGAACCAACATCTTTTGTAAATCAATATGCAGCTAAAACTAGAGAAGAAAAATGTGAAATGTTGATGAACAAAGATGGAGTAATAGTAAAAGAATTAATAGGTATAAAACATTTGTTAGACCATCAACCTAAAGAAATATATCATTTAGTTAAATATAATGACTTGGTAAAAAACCCTAAAAAAATAATTAATGATATATATGAGTTTTTAGAGATACCTAAATTTAAACATAGCTTTATTAATCTAGATCAATTTAAAGTAAATGGTATGGAATATAATGATACTATTGTAGGACAAGGATTGCATACTATCAAAACTAATATTATATCTAAAGAAAAGTATAACGCTTATGATATTATTCCCTCAACAATAATTAATAAGTACAAACAATGTAATTTCTGGGAGGAAAATGTCAACAAGTAAAGACTTAATAATAAAAAAAATATCTGATTCACCTATGGTGAAACAAGAGTATAAAGCAATGCTATCTAATATTAATAGTACATTGCCTGCAATAAAAAAATCTAGTGGGAATTTTTATAAATCTCATTCACAATTTATGGGTGTTATGCTAGATGTTACAGCTATCACACCTATAAGATCAGTTAAGCATACATTAGCTGAACTAGATAAGACTAGAATGGCTTTAGAAGAAGCTCATCTTAAAATGATGAAAAAAGATATTGAGCTTCGTAAAAAAGAAAAAGAATTAGAAGATGGTAAATATAATGATCAGTTTGAAAGAGAAACTTTAGAAGCTGAAATATTAGAAATTAAAGTTAATATGGCTAATATTCAAAATTCTATATCTGGTGCTATTAGAAAAATGAATTTTTTTACTAACCAATATAAAAGTATTCTTAAAAAATTAGGTAAAGATGATATTACTGAAGAAGAATAT